ACTGTTCCGCAACTGTATCAAGTACGGCGATCAGATTTTTGTTCGTGATCCAGAAACATTTGAAATGTACTGGGTTGACATGAGCAAGCTGGCTCGAGTTATTGTGAACGAATCTGAAGGCAAGCGTCCTGAACAGTATGTTATTCGTGACATCAATCCTAACTTTCAGAATCTCAGCGTGGCAGCAAAAACCACAACTGACTACATGACCAATCCTGTAACAGGCAGCATCAGTGGCAGTGCAAACTACACCATGCCCAACGGCGGCACAGGCGGCGGCACAACCAACAGTCGTTTCATGCAGGCCATGAACGAAGTTTGTATTGATGCCAAACACGTGGTACACATGAGTCTGAACGAAGGCTTGGACGTATTTTGGCCATTTGGGCGCAGTGTGCTGGAACAGATTTTTATGGTGTTCAAACAGAAGCAACTGTTGGAAGACAGTATCCTGATCTATCGTGTGCAACGTGCTCCAGAACGACGAATCTTCAAGATTGACGTAGGCAACATGCCCAGCCACTTGGCTATGGCGTTTGTGGAACGTGTAAAAAATGAAATGCATCAGCGAAGAATCCCCACTGTAACAGGTGGCGGGCAAAACATGATGGACTCTAGTTACAACCCACTTAGTGTAGGCGAAGACTACTTCTTCCCACAAGGACAAGACGGTCGTGGCAGCAGTGTTGAAACACTGCCGGGTGGACAAAATCTGGGCGAAATTGATGACTTGAAGTATTTCAACAACAAAATGGCCCGTGGCTTGCGTGTACCGTCAAGCTACTTGCCCACAGGTCCAGATGACAGTGATCGTGTTACCAGCGACGGCAAAGTAGGAACAGCACTGATTCAAGAATTCCGATTCAATCAGTATTGTGAACGTTTGCAAGCTCTAGTGTGTCAAAAACTAGACGACGAATTCAAGATGTTTTTAAAATGGCGCGGATTCAACATTGACTCCGGCTTGTTCAACATCAAGTTCAATGCACCACAAAACTTTGCCAGCTATCGTCAATCAGAACTGGACAACACTCGTATTCAAGCATTCCAAGGACTTGAGCCACTGCCGTACATGAGCAAGCGATTCTTGCTGGAACGCTTCTTGGGCTTGACTGAAGAAGAAATCAAACAGAACGAAGAAATGTGGCGTGAAGAGAGAGACAATCCTGAAATGCAAACACAGTCAGGACAAGACTTGCGTAGCGTGGGTATTACACCTGGTGGCCTGGAAACAGACATTGCAGCCGGCGAAGAAATGGCTGGCATGGAGCCAGCTGAACCAGGTGTTCCTGCTACTACTCCTGGTGCTGCCTTGCCAGCCACCCCGGCTGGTGCAGCCCCAACAGTATAAATACTGGCATGATACTACAAGAATTTTGGTCGAAAGAACCTGAAGCATATCAGGACTTAGAGCAGGACAACAGCCAGCTACAACTGGGTGACCTGCGCAAAACTCATTTGACTCTGCGACAAATCAGCAAGCTGAGAAAAATGAATGATGTTAGAACTGTAGAGTACAAAGAAAAACTCAAACTGGTGCGTCAACAATACGCACCTCCACCAGCACCTGTAGTGTGAATGTTGCAAGCAATTTGCAATTTATGGCCATTTTGGCCACTTAAAACACTGCTTTTATCTCACCTGTGTAAATAACAGCACACTTTACCAATAGGAGTTTCCTTATGAACAGATTTGAACAATTGATTGAATACGTGATCAATGATGAAGAACACAAAGCTCGTGAGCTTTTCCATGACATCGTAGTGGCCAAAAGCCGTGAGATCTACGAAAACATGATGGACCAAGAAGAACTTGAAGAAAGTCAAGACGACATCGAAGAAGGTGCCATGGGCGGCGACGCTGCTGACGATCTTATCGACAATGTTGAAATGGACGAAGAGTCTGATATCAGCATGGAAGGCGAAGATGATGACATGGGCGACGACATGGGTGACGACATGGGCGGAGATGACATGGGTGACGACATGGGTGACGACATGGGCGGATCCAGCGAAGCAGCCACCAAAGACGACATCATGAACTTAGAAGACAAGCTGGACCAGTTGATGGCCGACTTTGAAAATTTAATGGCCGACGGCAACGACATGGGCGATGGCGACGATTTTGGTCCTGAAGAAGGCGGCGACGCCATCGAAATGGACGATACAGAAGAAATGGGCATGATGGAAGCGCTGCAATTAAAAGCAGCCCCAAAACCAGTTACTTCTGAAGAAGGCGCAACCAACAAAAAGTCCACGGTAGCTGCCAACAGCGGAGCACGTGGTGCAATGGCCAAACCAGTAAGCACAGGCACAAGTCTTGGCGGAAGTCATGACTCAGCTGCTTATCGCAACACAGTAAAAGACCTTGGTACAACACCAACACAAGACGCAGGCAAAGGCGCATTTAGAACAGCGGCCCCAAAGCCAACTACTACACAAGCCAGCGGCGTTAACAACAAGAGCCCACTGCCAAGCGGCAGAGGTTAATTAAATGTCGTCAACATACCTAAGAGAAGATCTTACTTTCATCCAGGCCAACATACAGGTCCTGGAAGAAGCCGACCAACACGGTGGTAAGCATCTGTACCTCAAAGGTATCTGTATTGAAGGCGACAAGCGCAATGCAAATGAGCGTATCTATCCTCTACGAGAAATTTCTCGTGCAGTTGACACTATAAATCAGCAAATTCAAGAAGGTAATTCCGTCCTGGGCGAAGTTGATCATCCAGATGATCTCAAGATCAATCTAGACCGGGTGTGTCACACAGTTGAAAACATGTGGATGGATGGACATGCTGGTTGCGGAAAGCTGAAAATTTTGCCTACTCCAATGGGCAATTTGATAAAGACTCTGTTGACGTCAGGTGTAAAACTTGGCGTATCTAGTCGCGGTAGCGGCAATGTAGACGACAGAACAGGACATGTAAGTGACTTTGAAATAGTCACTATAGATGTGGTTGCCCAACCCAGCGCACCAAATGCTTATCCCACAGCTATCTATGAAGGCTTGCTCAACATGAAGCATGGTCATAGAGTGTTGGCGATGGCTCGCGAGTCTGGACAAGGCGACAAAGTGCAAAGATACCTGAAAGAGGAAGTAAAACGCCTGATCAGGGATCTTAAAATCTAAGGAGAACCAGGCATGTTTGATGCTATTAAACCATTGCTAGATAGCGGCCTGATTAACGAAGACGTTAGCCGAGAACTCAACGAAGCTTGGGATCAAAAGTTAAACGAAGCTCGTGAATCAGTTCGTGTGGAATTGAGAGAAGAATTCGCACAACGCTATGAGCATGACAAGTCAGTCATGGTCGAAGCCCTAGATAAGATGGTAACAGAAGGTCTTGCCAGTGAAATTCAAGCGGTGTCTGCTGAAAAGCGTGCATTGGTTGAAGATCGCGTCAAGTTCCAAGGCAAGATGAAAGAGTCAGCACAGAAGTTCAACGGCTTCATGGTGACAAAACTTGCTGAAGAAATTGGCGAACTGCGTAAAGACCGTAAGATGCACAGCGAAGGACTTGAAAAACTTGAGTCGTTTGTGGTGCATGCTCTTGCACGTGAAATTCAAGAATTCGCACAAGACAAACGTGAAGTAGTGGAAACTAAAGTACGTTTGGTGCGTGAAGCTCGCGGCAAACTCGAACAACTCAAAGCACGATTCGTAAAAGAATCTGCTGCCAAGATGACTCGAGCTGTTAGCCATCATTTGAAGGCAGAACTTACACAATTGCACGAAGACGTAAAAATTGCTCGCGAGAACAATTTTGGTCGTCGTATCTTTGAAGCATACGCTGCTGAATTTGGAGCTACTCACTTGAATGAGAAAGCCGAAGTTCGCAATCTGTATAACTTAATCGACAACAAAGATCGTCAATTGGCAGAAGCCATTGAGCTCACTGAAAAGGCGAAAGTCCTCATTGAGCGCAAGGAACGCGAAATGCGTGTGATCAAGGAATCCAACTCACGTCAAAGTGCAATGGATGAATTGCTGAGTCCCTTAAACAAGGAAAAAGCCGAAGTCATGCGTAATTTGCTGGAAAGCGTACAGACAGGTCGTCTGAAAAACGCTTTCGAAAAATATCTACCAGCAGTGTTGGAAGACAGATCAGCCAAAGCCCGCAAGGTGATAGCTGAACAAGTCACCGCAGTAACTGGTGATAAAACTGTACCAGAAACTCACCAAGAAGAACGCAGCAATGTGATCGACTTGAAGCGCCTGGCAGGTTTATAATCATTTTATAGAGGAGACTTAAATGTCACAAGAACTACTAGAAAGCCGCTGGGGCGAAACCAAAGAAGCACTGCTTGAAGGTTTGAATGGAACCAAGCGCAACAGCATGGGTGTTATCCTTGAAAACACTCGTAAGTACCTGAAGGAAAACGCTTCCGCAGGTTCAACAGCAGCAGGCAACATTGCCACCCTGAACCGCGTGATTCTTCCCGTGATTCGACGTGTGATGCCTACTGTTATTGCTAACGAACTGGTTGGCGTTCAGCCAATGACTGGTCCAGTTGGTCAAATCCACACTCTACGTGTGCGTTATGCCCAGAACTTGACTGACCAATCCGCAGCCGCAACAAACGTGCAAGCTGGTGAAGAGGCCCTGAGCCCATTCAAGATCGCTACAGCGTACTCCACAGTACCTGGTGCATTGAATAGCACAGCTACAAACTACACCGGTGCTGCTACAGCAACGATGGAAGGTACTGGCGGTAAGCAAATTTCCGTACAGATCTTGAAGCAAGCTGTTGAAGCCAAGACACGTAAATTGCAAGCACGTTGGACATTTGAAAGTGCCCAAGACGCTCAAGCAATGCACGGTATTGACGTTGAAGCTGAGATCATGGCTGCTCTTGCACAAGAGATTACAGCTGAGATCGACCAAGAGATCCTGTTGAGCCTGCGTAGCCTTGCAGCTACTGAGTTCACATACAACCAAGCTACTGTTAGTGGTACTGCTACATTCGTTGGTGACGAACACGCTGCTCTAGCTGTGTTGATCAACCGTGTTGCTAACCTGATCGCCCAACGTACACGTCGTGGCGCTGGTAACTATGCTGTTGTTAGTTCAGCTGCCCTGACAGTTCTGCAAAGTGCTACAACTAGCGCATTTGCACGTACTACAGAAGGCACATTTGAAGCTCCTACAAACACCAAGTTTGTTGGTACACTGAACGGCGCTATGCGTGTGTTTGTTGATAGCTATGCTAGCGACACCACTCCAGTGCTGGTTGGTTACAAAGGTAGTTCGGAAGCTGACGCTCCTGCATTCTACTGCCCATACATTCCCTTGATGAGCAGTGGTGTTGTGCTGGATCCGTCAACATTCGAACCAGTCGTGAGCTTCATGACAAGATATGGCTACATCGAGCTCACTAATACCGCATCGTCATTCGGCAATGCGGGCGATTATGTCGGTGAGATAGCGGTGAGTAATTTGTCGTTCTCGTGATCGACTTGTTGCTTTGCAACTCATAAAAAACGCCCTTCGGGGCGTTTTTTGTTGACTAAAATATCTAAAAATGTTACTATTATTAGGAGATATAGTTGTATTAAACTAAATAACAATATGAAACCTTATACCTATCTAATCAAACATCGACCTTCTGGTAAAGTATACTATGGATATCGTTCTGCTAATAAAACAAAACCAGCCGACGATCTCTGGAAAAGATATTTTACTAGCAGTCCTAAAGTTCAGCAGTTGATTGAAGAAACTGGCGCAGATAGTTTTGATGTAGAAATCCGTAGAGTATTTGAAACAAAAGAACAAGCAAGCAGTTGGGAAACAAGAGTTTTGCAACGATGTAAAGTATTAACAGATGACCGTTGGATTAATCAAAACGTAGCAGGATACATTGTGCCTACTGAGGAAAGCAGAAAGAAGATCAGTGAATATCACAAAGACAAACCCAAAAGTGAAGATCACAAACGTAGGATAAGTGAATCACAAAAAGGAAGCAAGCGTCCGTGGTCTAAACAAAATCTTCCAACAGATACTAGTGGCGAAAACAACGGAATGTTTGGCAAGCATCATTCAGAAGAATCAAAGAAAAAAATTGGAGAGAAAAATAAAATTCACATGCAAGGTGAAAATAATCCAATGAAAAAAGTTGTGTGGACGGAAGAGCGTCGTAAATCTATGGGAGACCGCGCTCGCGGAACTAAGTGGACCCAAGAAGCAATCGATGCTAGATCTGAAAAACTACGAGGTCAACGTCGACCCAAGCTGCATTGTGAGCACTGTGGTAGAGATATAGCAGTAGGATGGTTCCACCGCCACGGTGAGAACTGTACCACCCCACATAAATAGAGTATGGCCAATCCGCCCCCACCTTACGACAACATAACCGGCATTAGTCGTGCCGCAATGAAGGACAACGCCCAAGTTACCTTGGCTGAATACGACGGCAACGCTAGACCAGGCGAACTTGTGGTGGATCAGGCCACCAGCATTGTGTATGTGGGCAACGCTCTAGGCGACCTAACAGCAGTGGCCACACCAGGTGGAGTCACAACCTGGGCACTGTTGAACGATAAAACAGGTGCCGCAGGTCCCACTATCATAGCCCTGGGGCAAAATGCTGGATTTGACGGCCAGGACTCGGGAGCAGTAGCCATTGGATCAACTGCTGGACAAGGTGGCCAACAGTCAGCAGCAATTGCAATTGGTCAAAATGCTGGTGGCAACACCACTCAAGCCTCAGGTGCCGTGGCCATTGGTATCTCGGCTGGGTTTGACGGTCAGGGCCAGTACGGAGTAGCCATTGGCCCATTTACTGCATTAACTTCACAAGGTTCTCAATCAGTGGCTGTGGGTCTCAGTAGTGGCCAATCAAACCAAGGTGCTAATTCTGTGGCTATAGGTAGATATGCCGGCAACGAAATACAAGGCATCAGTGCAGTGGCCATTGGCAATAATGCTGGTTATTCTGGCCAAAGCACAGGTGCTGTGGCCATAGGGTCTGAAGCAGCTCTAAACGGTCAGGGCGAATTCACGGTAGCAGTTGGTGCGTTAGCCGGTAGAACCTCACAAGGAAATGCCGCAGTGGCCATTGGTGCCAGTGCTGGTCAAACCACACAAGGTCTCCACGCAGTGGCCATTGGCACGGATACTGGTGCTACCACACAAGGAAATCGTGCAGTGGCCATTGGTTACCTGGCTGGTAGTAACGCACAAGGCACAGCCGCAGTGGCCATTGGTTACTATGCTGGTGAATTAAATCAGGGCAACAATTCAATCATCATCAATGCCACGGATACAAGCCTACAACAAACCACAGCCAACACATTCACAGTGAAACCTGTGCGAGCAGTGACCAGTGTGACTTTTGCCGCACCCACCGCAGGCTCAATACCTGTGGGATTCTCACCAGTATATTACAATCCCACCACTGGTGAACTCATTGTAATCACACCTTGATCACTTTGCACAATACTGTGTCAGTTTTGGCTAAATAATGCATTATGCAAACCAAGAACATACACGGCATCAACGACAAAGAAC